TTTCGTCTTTTATTTATATTTCTTACTAATGACATATTTCTCCTTCCCACCTAAATAGGTGTTATAATGCGTTTGATTGTTTAACTTTGTTTTCTACATCTGCTCTAAAAGCACTGTCTGTAGAATATCTTGGGTCATTAATGTCAGCTAACATTTCACCAACTGACCTGTAACCAATGTTTGTTTCTACTTTATTACCTGTAAATAAATTAGGCTCATTATTATTTTGAGCATATCTAGATTGAACACCTGCTATTGCTAACTGTGCTTGTTCTAAACTTCCATTATCTACTGTGTTATTAAAAGCTTTTATCTCTTGAGGAGATAAATTCTTTGAAGCCCAATCAACCATTTCTTTGTATTGTTCTTGGCCTCCAACTGTAGACATAATTGAATTTGCTTTTTGCTCTGCCAAAGCTTGTTGGCCAGAAATATAAGCATCAACTACATCTTTTGATAATCCGATGTTAGCTAATTCACTATAACTATTTTCTGATAATTCACCTTTATTAGCAAACTCTTCATAAAATTTGTCTAATTGACCTTCTTTATTTTCAGTTGCTTCAGGTTCTTTAATATTTAAGTCTTCTGATTTAGCTTGCTCTTCTGGTTTACCAGAAAATTTCTTTTCAAGTTCACCATAGGCTTTTGCTAATTCTTCTGCATTAGCAAATTTTTCTGGAAGCCAACCAGGTCTCTCACTAGAAGTCTCTTGTGTGTTTTCTGTTTGAGCTTCTGGTGTACTTTGTGAGTTATCTTGTTGTTGTGATTGTTCTTCTAATGAAGGGTTATTATCTTCAGTAGACATTTCTACTTTATCAACCATTTAGTTCTCCTTATTGATTATTGATTAACGCTTCTCCAACTGCTTCTGGAGGTATGTTACTTGCAATTTTCTCACCTGCGTTCATTACTGCTGATTGTTGTTGCGCATCCATCATCTGTTGTTGTTGAGCTTGCGCTTCAGCTTGTAAATCTTCTTCTGTTCTTATTAAGCCTTTGGTTTCTATACCATCTGCTGTTGCTAATCTTTTTATAGCTTCAGTTACATTTACATATTTACCAATTGCTTCTGCACCAAGTGTGCCAGCCAATGTTTGTAAAAATGCAATTAATTTATTTCTATCTGTAGTTCTACCTAAAGCTTCTATTCCAGTAATAACTTTTGGAAATACAATTCCTTTAGGAAGTTGTGGTAATTTTTTAGTTTTATTTAATAAAGATAATTTTCTATTAACAAATGGTAATTGAAATTCTTGAGATAAAATTCCATAGATACCACCAAGACTATCTTGTAATTCTTGAGCTGTCATTTTTACTTCTTCAGCAGTAGTTCTTTCACTATCTCTAATTACTGAAGCATTTAATAAAAATGCGTATGATAATCTTTGCTCAATCTTCATCATTGTTTCTTGAGCAACTCTAAAGTCTGGGAATTTACCTACTTGTAATACTGATACATCATTAGCATTACCTTCAATAATTCCACCATTTTCACTTTCAGCTAATGCTTTTGCTCTAGTAGTTCCATTTGGAGCCACCATAAATAAAGTTTTAGCTGATGCTGAAGAACCTTCTACAATAGCTTTTGTTAAGCCTTCTAATGATATTAGGTCTCCTAAATATTCTTCTACATAACTTCTTCCATAACTTTCACTATCAACTCTAATCATTCTTAATGGAATGTATGGAGAGTTTTCTAATTTATAGTCACCATAACTTTCTGGAATTTTAATTCCTTTAACTTCCTGGTGAACCATGAATTTTTTATCTTGTCTTTTAATACAAGTATATAAATCACAAGTACCATCTGTTTTATAATCCTTGTGTTGGTTCTGTAGTAATTCATTAATATGTTCTGGTAATGCAGAATAATGAATACTTTCTTTTGTAATAATTTCTAAAACATTACCCATTGGGTCTCTTTGAATAATGTATTGAGATAATGGGAATACTCTTAATCCTTCTTTACCTACAAATAATAAAACATTTCCACCAACAATTAGGTGTTTTAAAGCTTCAAATACAGCAACTCTATCATTAGACATTTCAACATCATCCATGACAGCTTTTTCAATTTGAACTAAACCACTATCAATTTGGGTTCTTAAGTTCTCATCTTCTTCAATTTCTTTAACTGCAAATGTATCTATAGCTAATCTAAAGAATGGAGCATTTGGTGGTAATAAGGATAATAATAGTTTAGACGCTAAATTATTAACACCTCTTGCTCCGATACCTTGATAGGTAGTCTCAAATTCTTGAGCATAAGTATCACCACTTTCTGGTATAAGTGTAGGAATAGTTAATTCTGAACAATCTCTTGCTCTCTCAAGATACATTTCTCTTTCTTGAGCTTTAGAATTATATCTACTTTCTAAAGTGTCACCTTGGTTCAATGAACCACTTGGATATTTTTCCATCTATTATAATCCACCAATAATTGGTATTCTTAAATTTGATGAACCTGTTCTCTTCCTATCTGCTGAAGTAGCTACATTTCTGTTTCTACCATCACTTTCAGAGTAACCTGCAGGTCTAGCACTTCCTTGAGTATTTTGCGTTACTGGAGGTGGAGCTACTGGAGCAGGCTCTGGCATAGGTGGAGGACTAGGTGCTTTAAATGAACACATATTATTTTTTCTCCATAATGTTTTCTGATTGCTCTTTTTGTTTTTGATGTAAGAACCTAACAACACTTCGTTGTCCAATTCTGTAATACATTTCCTTTGGTTCCATATTTATCTCTGGAGTTTTTTCAGGAAATAATTGGTCTAATGCTTCAAGTAATTCATTAGTTATTACAGGAAGTTTTGTTTGTTTTTGTTGCATATATCTAAAGTGTCCTTTTATCGGTTATGAATAATCTCTTTCTAAAATCATTTTTAAGTAATGAATTGCTTTTTTAATGTCTTCTTCGCCACCTTTATGCTTATGTCTGCATATATATTTAATGGCATTACCTTCAGCGAATGGCAGATTGTTTTCGTTTATAAAGTAAGCAGGTTGCACCTTCATTTTAGAATAGTGGTTTCCACCTTCTTGATACTTTAAGCTTTCAAATAATTCTTTATGTGTCATCTTTTGTTTCTTTCTCTGTACCATCGTTCCCATCGCATTTTTTCTCTGTCTTTTTTAATGTCTAATAATACTGAAATACATCCTGCTGAAATTGCTCCCAACACAACTAATAAAATATCTCTAATTATATCTTCCATAATATTGGCTCCTTTGTTTTATCGTTCCAATCAGATGCTCTTAAAATTCTAGCTAATCTTGCTTGAGTTAGCGCATAATCTTCATCTAATTTCTGTCTTTTGTATTCTGCTAAAACTGCTTCCCACATTTCTGGTAAGTCTTTTTTATTAGCTAAAACCCTTGAGGCTTTGACACCTCCAACTGTAGGACAACCACCAAATCCATCAGTTAAATCTCCAACTAATGTTTGATACATAAAGTTATAGTTAGCTGTTTTTTCATCAACTACTTCTGTACTTTCATCATGTAAAAAATGGTGAATACCAGGAATAGTTCTCATGTCTTTATCACCAGACAAAACAACAACTTTGTTTTTATTCTCTGGTCTAGTAGCTAATATTCCACATACATCATCACCTTCTAAATTAGGTAATGACACACATTCATAATTCTTTTTTAAGTATTCCTTAAGAGGTTTTACAATAATAGGTTTTCTGATTTTCTTTCTATGTGCTTTATATTTTTCAAATAAATTATTTCTAAAATTATTTTTATCATCTTCAGCTATAATTATTTTATCACAATTTAATTTTGATTTATAATTACCTAAAGTGGTATCAATAACTTTCTTACCTAGTTTTGCATCTGCATGCAAAGTCCATACATCATCTTCCCATTCAGTAGCCTCTTCTAATGCTGAAGCAATTCTGTATACAAAGATGGAACCATCAACTACAAGAGTTCTGGTTTCTTTTTCAATTGTTCTTAACTTCATATTTTTATCCTTTTCAATTTGATTATGTTTTGTGATGGTATGCAGGTAGTGTTTCCACATTCACTGATGGAACCATCGTCATTAAAACTCAAGTCACCTATAAAAGTGTGTGAGTTATTATCTGTTGAGACTAACCAACCAGTAGTAATACAAATGCTTGGTATAGATTTTTTTATACTTTCTAAATTTTCCCAAGTAGAAGAAGAGTTGGTATCAATCCAATAAGCTAAACAAAATTTATAAGGAAATTGTTTCTTATTAATTTTTGGTATTTTGGGTTTTGATTTCAACTTTTCTCCATAGGTTTAGAAATTCTGACATTGGAATTAAGACACACCTGGACTGATAATTGTCTCCAAGCATCCTTATTATTTGTGATTTTCTTTTTTTATTTTCTTTAATAAAAATTTTGACTATCTGTTTTAAATTCTTAACTGGTATAATCCACTGACCAACACACACCTCCTGGTTAAACATAAATCTATGTGCCCAGTATTTTGCTTTAGTAGTTCGTAATCCACTTGGCTTTCCTTTGTATGCAAGCTCAATGCAAATGTTTCCTGACTTTTGCCAGAAACCAAACTCTGATTTGACTTCGACTTTATCCTTACTTAAGCCTAGTATTTTAGCTAGTGAGTGTTCTGATTTAACACCTCTTGCTAAATCGAAATCGAAATCTTTGTTGTTGTTAAACATAAAATAATTTTGTAAAACCTCTTTGTTGTTGAAGCCCTCGTGGTGAAATTGGTAGACACAAAGGACTTAATTAAATTTGAGTGCTTTAAGCGAAAGCTTAAAAGTAGAACTTGTTAAATTCGGTGAAGGCTTAACTGCTAATACCGAGCCAAGACATTCGAGTGATGTAAGGTGTAGAGACTAGACAGCAGGCTCCTGTAAAATGGAGAAGATATAGTCCAGACCACAAAGCGTAAGCGTAGCGAAAGCTATAGTGGTAAGAAAATCCTTGCCCTTTTGGGAGTGCCAGTTCGAGTCTGGCCGAGGGCACCAACAACCTAATGGGTGTCAGCCCAGTTATTTCCTATTTTGTATTGAGCATCTAATTCACATCGTAAATTAAAATGAACACCTGCATCTATAATTGATTGAACAGCAAGCTGTCCTACTTCATCAGCATAAGAAGACTTACACTGAAGTTGTAACTCATCATGAACATGAGCAACCATAGCACAGATATTTTCATCGTAATTTTTTTCCTTTAATTTTTTGTGTAAAATAATTGTAGCCATCTTAATAATTAATGCTCCACAACTTTGAATTAATAAATTTAAACTTGAATGTTCAGACCTTGGAATAAGTTTTCTTTTATCTAAACCTAATAAATATTTTTTATTTCTTGTAGCAATAATTACATTATCTCTTAATTGTTTTAATGCAGGTAATGCTTCAAATATTTTTTGTTTTATTCTTTTTCCTTCTTGACTGTTTTTACCAACAACTGCGCCAAGCCTTGTATCTCCGATGCCATAGATGATGCCATAGATAACCCTCTTCGCCAAATCTCTTGATGGTAAGCCAATCTGTTTTTGATTGTAGGTATGAATATCCCCATTGAGTAATTGCTTCGCAAAACTTCCTTCATCGAAAGCACCGAGATAATGAGCAAGACAACGAAGTTCAAGACCACTAGCGTCACAGCCAATGAGCTGAAAACCATTAGGCACAGTAAATAAAGACCTACATTCTTTACCATAAGGTACACCAACTGAAGGTGTTTGAGCAACATTAGGTTTTTGGTGAGTGCACCTACCAGTGTTCGCACCATTTGTGATAACGCTTCCATATATTATTCCATCCCTTTGTAATTTTAACCAGGCGTTATTGCCTTCGGCTAGTTGTCCAATTCTTTTTTGTATTAAAAAATGTTCAGCTAATAATTTAGCTTCTGGATATTCCAGTTTAGATAAAACATTTTCATCTACTTTTGGTTTACCATCTGGAGTAAACTCTGTAGGTTTCCAACCTTTGTTCATTAACCTATCTGATATGTGGTCTCTTGAATTAGGATTGAAAGTTAATTCTTTATACTTTTTAACTGGTACACCTTTTTTATAACCTAGTGTTTTATTATCTCTTCTAGGTATAAAGGTACCAATATACTTCTTCCAATTTGGGAAGGTTGAAACTAAAGATTTCTCTAGCTCCAACCTTCTGTTTGCAAGTGAGGCATACAGCTTCTTTGCAGAAGCCACATCAAAATGAAATCCATGTGCTTCTTGCAGATATATACATCTGGCAAAGTCGTGTTCTAACTTAATTGCCTCTTTAGAATAGTTTTGCTTTTGAATTAATTTCCAAAATTCATAAGTAACTTCTACATCTAATTCACAATACTTTTGCATTTCCTCAGACCATTCATCAAAGTTATTTGTTTTAGCAAATTCACCTTTTCTTAATCCAAGTCTGTAACCCCAACTTTCTAATGAATGTCTTCCTGCCATATTCAATGGTAGTTCTTTCATTTGAAAGTCTAGTTCTTTTCTATTAGTCCATATCAGTCTACTAACCAATAAAGTGTCAAACACTTCACCTTCAATTTTATATTCTGGAAATAATTTATTAATAACTGGTATGTCGAACTTTAAAATATTATGGCCAACTAATAAGCTAGCACCACTTAAAAGGTATAAACCTTTACCAATTTTATCACCATGATACGAATAAACTTTTTGACTATCTATATCTCTAATAACAATTGAATGTATT